ACTATTGGCTTCTGCGCTGATGGCTATAACTGTTACTCAATCCCTGTGGACCACCCTCAAAGCCCATGGCGAGGCCAAGGCAAGACAATTATGAATTTACTTCGGCCCTTCTTTTGTAGTAACATTCCTGTAGTTGGTAACAACTGGAAGTATGACCAAAAATGGGCTAGAGCAAAGCTTGGGGCAACTATTAACTTTGTTGCAGATAATATGCTTCTTAGCTATGCTAATGATGAAAACTCCCCACATGGGTTGAAGTATCAAGCTGATGTATACTGCAACGCCGGGAGATACGATAAAGACCTGATTTGGCCCACAGAGTTTAACCCGGTAACGGATGATATTAACCAAAAAGTAGCTGAGTATATGTCGATGAACCTGTCAAAGTTAATGAAGTATAATGCCCTGGATGCTTTTTATACTTGGCATATTTACCCCATTGAAAGAGAACGACTCGAAAGCGATATAAGAACTTCAAGGATATACCACAGGTTACTTGAGCCGGCCTCCCATCTGTTTGTACGAGTCGAGGAACAGGGGATGTGGATTGACCCGGAACGTCTAAAAGAGGCAACTGCTGAGTGTCAGCGTAACTTGGAGACCGTGCTTGAAAAGCTCAATGCTATGATACCGGAAGGTTGGGAAGAGAGAAATCTTGGTAAGAAACAACTTAAAGAAGGGTTTAACTGGAACAGCCCAAAGCAACTTGGTCAACTTTTCTTCCAGGAGGATGGCTTCAACTTCCCAGTATTGGCTAGAACTGGAACAGGAGCTCCGAGTACATCAGAGTCCGTTATTATAAACCTTAGTGCAGAGATTGACCACCCCGTATTGCAGGGCTTACTAGCGTATCGTAAATGGGCAAAATATATGAATACCTATCTTCGTCCTTGGGCCGCAAAGCTTGATGCAAACTCAAGATTACACCCAAACTTCAAGCTTCACGGTACAGTAACAGGAAGACTGTCAGGAGAAGATGGTGTTCACCAAGTGCCACGTGATAAATTTATCAGACGACTCATAGGTGCCCCTCCGGGGTGGTCATTCCTTGAGATTGACGGCTCTCAGATTGAGCTTCGTGTTGCAGCAGCTGTGGCTCATGAAAACACAATGCTTCGAATTTATGCTACAGGGGGAGATATTCATCGAACTACAGCTGCGGCAGTTGCTCACAAAGCTGTTGAGGAAGTAACTGAGGATGAACGCAAAAAGGCAAAAGCTATAAACTTTGGCTTCTTATACGGTATGGGCTGGAGAAAGTTCAAGGTTTACGCTTGGGAAAAATACGGTGTAGAGGTTAGTGATGCTGAAGCAAAAGCTTTCCGTGAACGGTTCTTTGAGTTATATCACGACTTACCTGTGTGGCACAGAAAGATGAGAAATACCGTAAGAAAACTTGGATATGTTGTCTCTCCGATAGGACGTAAAAGACGTCTTCCAGATATTTATTCCTCTGATGAGGCTATACAGGCTGCAGCTGAACGAGAAGCAATCAACTCACCTGTTCAAGGTTTTGGTAGTGATTATGTTCTCTCAGCTGCTATTGAGATTTACTTCAAGCATATTTTACCGAAGGACCCCGACTTCGAAACAATCAGGATTGTGGGTTCCGTGCATGATGCTATTTACTTTGAGGTCCGTAATGACAAGATAGACTATTGGGCCCCAATTATTAAGAATACTTTTGACGATGCTAGCCGATTGAAGGAATGGTTTGACTATACTCCACCCTTGCTTATTCCTGGAGACCTTAAAATAGGCAACCACTGGGGAGATGCAAAAGAGTGGAACATTGGAGAACCCTATCCACATAAAATGAGGTGATAGAATGCCAAAGATTAGACTAGATTTTGGAGAAGTAGACTCCCCAACTGCAAAACAGATAGACTTTGTTCAGGATATCTGTAGAACTTTGGGCATTGATAAGCCAGAGGAGTATACTAAGGAAGCTTATTCAGAGTTCATTGACGAATACGTAGAAGACTATTATTATGAGCTAAATCAACGAAGAGAGGAGTATTAAAATGAAAAGGAGAAACTTTAGAGCTAACGCCACGGATATTAACAAGACCCCCCCAGAAGTCCGTTACGTCTTTGTGGTAGAGTTCAAAGGTGGTCCTAGCTTCCGTGGCAACCTGGTTGGGGCTGTGACAACTTACAGAACTTTGAACGAGAATCTTGGTCTTGGTGTATTGTCTGTAAGAGTTGTAGACCTCAAGAACAACATTGTCTCCAAACTCAAGTATGACCAGTTGAGAAACTTTCTTGATGAGTGGAGAGAGAACTACTTCGATTACAACTGGGATATACCTTTTCAGTTCTTTGAGTAAACTTTGCAGTTGACAATCCAGCAAAAGTGTCTTATAATATAATTGAAAGGAGGAATAATTGTTGAAAACTCGAAATGGTAAAGTCCCTACTGATATTGGAGTATGCGATGGCGAAGGACTTATCGAGTTATCAGTGTCACGAGCCAAGAAGTGGAAAAGCTGTCAACTGGCTCATGACTACCGATATGTTCAAAAGCTTCGTCCCAAGCGTAAAGTCAGGCCACTCACTCTTGGAAGTTTAATTCACTCGTGTCTTGAGGCCAGAGCCCTTGGCAAAAACTGGGTTCAAGAAATTAAAAACTTCAAGGAGAAAGACTGGGCTAAACTTTTTGAAGAAGAGAGGCTTGAACTTGGAGACATCCCCGGTGACGCCTATCGTATCATGCGTGGCTATCACTATTACTATCTACAGTCTGACAAACGCTACAAGACTGTGGCAGCTGAGGTTCCTTTCCGTGTACGCCTTGAAGGGACCCCAATTGTACTTACAGGGGTCATTGACTTAATCGTACTCGATACCACAGACGACGGTATTTGGTGCTTTGAACACAAAACAGTCAAGAGAGACTTGCCCACAGAGGAGTTCAAAATGACTGACTTCCAGACTACAATCTATTTGTATGTTATGGAGGTTTTGGCTGACAAACTAGGCTACAACAAAGACCAGATTCGTGGGGTCATTCTTGACTACATCAAAACCACTCCTCCGACTATCCCTGAAATACTTAAGGACGGTACCCTCTCAAAACGCAAAATTAAATGCGATAGGTACACGTATCTTGAGTGTATCAAGAAGATAGGAGGAGACCCAGCTGACTACAAAGAGATTCTCGAATATATGGACACTAACGTGTTCTATAAACGGGTTCCCCTTACGAAGTCTCCAGCTTTAATGAAGAAGACTCTTGAAGAGTTTATCAACTGTGGTAAACAAATCAAGGCTATCAGTGGTAAAGCTGTAACTCGAAACTTGTCTTGGACGTGTGACAGACCTCGGTGTGAGTATCGTGACCTTTGTATAGCTGAGATGCAGGGTCTTGATACATCTATGATTATCAAGCTTAACTTTGAAACAAGTAAGGAGGATGAAAATGGCGAGGATGAAGCCGGAGATATCGAGTGATTTTGACCTTGACCTCGAGGATTCCACCAAGATGGAAGAAGCCCCACAGGGCATGAAGACTCAGGAAGTAAATTCGATTGACCTTGGAGACTTTACTGAATTTGAAAAAGGTATCCAGCCAATCACTTACGAAAGTGAGAACTATATCAAGGCTCTTTTCTATGGCCCCAACGGTACGGGTAAGACCACTGTTGCAGGTTCTTTCCCGGCACCTATCATCTTTGACATTAACGAGAGGGGTACTCGAGTTCTTGCCACTGAGGAAGGCCGAGTCAAAAAGAGAGCAGTTGATGAGTTCGAAATGCTTGTTCAAGGGTTCTGGTATTTGAAGTCCGGAAAGCATCCCTTCAAAACTGTGGTACTCGATAATATCACTACACTTCAGGAAGTTGCGATGAGGTATGTTATGAACAAAGAGGCTGACTTTGACCTCTCCAAGGACATGGATATGCCTACAAAGCGCGACTGGGGTGGACTATCACAGATTCTGAAGAGGTGGCTTATCGACTTCAGAAACCTCCCCATGAACGTAGTATTTATTGCACAGGAAAAGAGGGATAGAGATGAAGACCTAGAATCAGACGACGCCTCAGTTTACCCACAGGTTACACCTTCCGTAAGAGGCATTCTTGGGGCTGCTGTTGACGTAATAGGCAGAACTTACGTCTCAGAGACTGTGGATGCTGATACCGGTAAAATCAAAATTCGGTACTGCATGAGACTTGCCCCCGGACCCCGTTATCTGGCAAAAATCCGATTACCCGCTGGAGCACAAGCACCCAACTCCATTGTAAACCCGAGCTACGAAGCTCTGGTCAAAATTATGAATGGTGGCTACAAGCCGAAAGGAGAAAACTAAAATGCCGAGACTCAATATTGACTTCACTGACGTAGGAGATGGCTTTTCAATCCCGCCGGAGGGTGATTACGTTTGCAAAGTCAAGTCCATTACCCTCGAAGAAGGTAACAAAGGTAAGTACCTTAGGTGGACCCTTGTTATCGGAACCGGCCCGGAGAAGGGAACTTCCGTAATTCACAACACAACCCTCGTCCCTGCCGGACTGTTCAACCTTCGGAACACTATCATAGCCTGTGGCTTCGATGTCCCGAAGTCGGTAGTCCAAATCAACACCGATAACTATATCGGCAAGATTGTGGGAATCACGGTCAGACACAGGGAATATGAGAGGGACGGGGAGAAGAGGAAAGCCGCTCAAGTCGCCGATATCTACCGGGTGGTCAAAACTGACAGAGGCTTCGTAAGAGCCGACCAGAAGGAAAAAGAAGAGGTCATTGACTGTCTCTTATACACATCTGACGTTGTTGACTTGGACGACGACGCAGACGAGATTGACATCTAATGCCCAGGAAGCCAGAAACCAAGTTGTCCCAGAAAGTCCTCTCTCGGCTCAAAGCCGAGGGAGGACGATGGATCAGAAACCACGGAGGACCATATACCGAAGTTGGGGTAGCTGACATAACGGGTTGCTGGAAGGGTAGATTTATCGCTATAGAGCTTAAGATGCCTGGAGAGGAACCCACAGAATTGCAAAAAGCCTTTCTTGACGACATACACTATTCAGGAGGCAGAGCCGGAGTTGCCCGCTCTGTCCAAGAAGCCCTTGATATACGAGATGGTAAAAAAGTTTTTACTCCGTATAAAATTAGGGGTTGACAATTTAACAGAACCATGATATAATAGAATTGTAAATGAAACTGCCCACAAATATTTTTTAAGGAGGACAATTAAAATGGCAAAGCAGGTACCGAACACTATCCCCGTTGTCGATGACCTCGACGAACTCGAAGTTGACGAGATGGAACA